GTAGAAGGGAGCCACTGCCCGCCATAAATGGCGTGGCGGGCAGTGGCTCCCTTCTACCAAGGGAACCTCCAAAAATCATAAGACAAGGTCATGGCGGATGTCCTTGGACGTTTGCAGCGCGCGAACACGGGCATCGGCGCGGCGAATGGCGAGGTCGGCCTCTGCGGCAAGCCGGCCCTGGCGGAGGAGGATCCAGATTGCGACGCCCATGGCCGCAACAATCGCGCCCCAATAGGCAAAGCGCCGCCCAAGGCTGGAAAGCAGCGAGGTCAAGATGAGGGTCATGGCGTTTTCCCCGTGCGGTGATCGTCGATCCGGGCCGCCTTGGCGCGGAGCGCGTAGAGAATGACGCCGACGAACACCGCCGCGCCGATCCATGGCAGGGCAATGGAAAGCGCGCTCTCAAGCCCGACTAACGAGAACACGCGCCCGGCCACATCGCGCGCCTGTTCAGCTTCTAGGAGCGCCGGTGCAATCTGACTGCCGATCGACCCCGCCGCGCCAATCACACCAAGACCGATCTGTGCGTTGGATGCTTTTACGATCCGGCTATCCGTGGGGACACCAGAAGCCCGCTCGGGGGCGATGTCCCGAGGTGACGCTCTATCCAGCGCCTCGGTCAGCGCGATATCGATGATCGGCACGAGAGCCAGGTCGTTGTCATGCCGGAAGGCCAGAATGGCAGCGCGGGTGCGTGGCCCCACTTTTCCGTCGACTTGGCCTACTTCGTGATAGCCCAGATCCTTCAAGCGCCGCTGGACCGCTGCCACCGAGAGCGTCACGGCAGGCGCTACATCGCCCGCACGCCGCACGCCGAGGAGCTTCGAGACCGGAAAGCGCTTCACATTGACGGCGTCGTCTTGGTTGCCGCCGAGGCCCCAGACCCATTGTCCCTTGATCCGGTCGATGAAGAAGACATGGCCCTGCCAGCGGGAACTGCCGCGGGGGATCACGCCAATATCGCCTTGCTGGGCATCCGACACCTCAACCGGGACGCCCCAGTCGAGATAAGACCGCGCCGTCAGCTTGCGGGTGGATTTGATCCCGGCCTGCTCAAGGCAGTGCCCAACGAAAGCCGCGCACCAGGCCACAGCGTCATGCTCCACCCAATCGTGGCCTACGGAGGCATACATCTCCATGATGACGGGGTTGTCAGCGGGGCCCGGGCCCTCGGTTGTGCCAATGTAGCTGCGGGCGATATCGAACGGCGTCATGGTTGTCTCCCATGCAAAGGAAAACGCCGCCCCAAACGGGACGGCGCGCAGGATTTCTGTGAGGGGTGGGTGGGTTATTTCTTGCGACAGAGCCAGGCCGCCAGCAGAGCTTCCGCCCCGCGCGGGCCCAGATAAGCAAGGGTGGCCACGAACCCGGTCGAGACGGGTTGCGACAGGCCAATGTAGCGCGCCGCCGCCTCCCCGATCAGGGCCATGCCGACGGCCACGGGGATTTCCCAGAGGAGCTCCTTGCCGAAGAAACGGCGGTTGCCGAGCTTTACCTCCCCCGAATGCCACATCAACCGCCCCGTAAAGGCGCCGATCAGCGCGGTCACGGCCCCGCCGAAGAACGAATTGATCATGTCGATGAACCCACCGTCATTCATGGGCGTGCCTCCTCAAGCGCCGCCACCCGGGCGGCCAGTTCCTTGACGGCCTCGATCAGAAGGCCAGTGATATTGCCGTAAGCGACCGAGAGCTGACCCGCCTCGTTGTCGCACACGACCTCGGGCAGGACCGGTTCCACCTCCTGGGCGATGACGCCGATCTGGCGACTGCCATCCATCGTGAAGCGGACGCCGCGCAGGGCACTGACCAAGGCCAGAGCGTCCGCAATGGTCTCGATTTCCGACTTCAACCTGATATCAGACGAAGAGACGAAATTCGGGGCGGTTACCACCCCGGAAAATGTTGCCCCCGAGAGCGCTGCCTCAGCGGCAATCGCGCTGTCATAGTCAGCAGCAGATTTGGTCGCCATGGTCCCGAGCCCGAGGTTGGTGCGTGCCACGGCGGTGTTCGCGAGCCCCGCCAGATTGCCTGCCGCATCCAAGAGCGCATCCCAGCCCGTGTTTGTGGCGTTCCTGCGCCTGAGCACTGGCGGCGAGACCGAGGTATCGACCCAGAGCATGCCCGCCGTCGTTGCTGTTGGGGTGGAGGCCCCCGCACTCGTCGATTGCAGCGCGGCGATCACCTCATTGATGCGCACGCGGACGGCCGCGCCTGCGTCGTTCGCGATCACGAAGCTGGATGTCTGCGCCATTCGGCCACCTCGTCGGCGTAAAGCCGCAATTGGCTGACGATGGGCGTGTAGGACGCGTCCTTCGTCGAAAGATACGCCCGCGCTTGCACCGCGCGAGCCTCGATTTCGTGGTTGTCGAGACGGCCCCAGGGACCCCAATTCGGCGATGCGGCTGGATCGTCATCGGTCTCGCGGATCTCAAAGAGCACGTCGATTTCTGCGCCGACCGAGCCGTCAAAGTCAGCCCATGTGTCCATCAAGGCCGTGCGCGCGTCGATCCGGTCGTTCAGCGCCAGGGCGGCCACGCCTATTTCTGAGCGCAGGCGCACGCGTTTCACCGCTCCAAGGTCTAGCCCGGCGGCGAAAGCGTATTCGCCTTCCATTGCCGTCACTTGGGTTACGCTATTAGTTATTGCGGTGGCGAGTGTCAGGTTCGCACCCGTGACCTGCAGCCCGGATTTCGGGCCTAAGAAGCCGGGATCGGCTTGCAGAAAGTCCAAGGTCGAGAAGGCCAGCACTTGCGCGCCCTTGGTCGAGACCCGGGTTTCAGGGCCGGCACGCCCGCCGCTGTCTTCAGCTCGTACCAGATACGTGCCGGGTTTCAGCGGCACGACGGCGATAGCTTCGCCGCCCGAGACCCGGTCCATCGAATAGCTGTCGGCCCAGGTTGCCGTCGCTTCCTTCGAGTGCCGGATCACGATGTTGCCGCCGACCCGCACATCGGGATCGGCGGAACGCGTCCACTTCAGGATCGCCAGTCCACCGGCCGTTTGCAGCGTGACGTTGTCCAACGCCGCAGGCGGCGCCGTGAGACCAAGGATTTCGACAGACGTCTCTTGCCAGGGCGACGAGACCCCCAGTACCGACACGGCCTTGACCCGAAACACCCATTCGCCCGGCGCAATGTCGCGGATCTCCAGCGTGATGCCATCGGTCCGCCCGTAATCCGTCCAATCCGCAGCCCCGGGCAGTTTGCCCTGCAATTGATAGGTCGCGACAAAGCCAGAGGGTGCCGCCTGCCAACTGACCTTCGCCAGCACCTTCACGCCCCCACCATCGCGGGTGACGTAGAGCTCCTCTGCGACCTGCGGGGCCCCGGGGGCTGGAATATCGTAAGCGCTTGGCAACGCCGTGCGCGGCGCGGCCGCATAGATCTGCTCTTCCGAGGCCGACCAGTCGTAAACCAGCGGCGAGGTCTCCCGCAGCACGAGTTCGGGCAGAAGCAGCGCGCCATCGCCTGAAGCCGTCAGATCAAGGCTGACCCCATGCACCTCGAAGGGTTTGGCCGCAAAGCCCCACCGTGCGTAGGAAAGCGTCACTACATCCCCGACGGTGACCGCCCAGGCCGACAGTTTGCCCGAGAGCCGCACGGTCATCTGCCGACGCGCGCGTTCAAGCTCGATCTTCGCTAGCCGCTGCGCCATGGCGGCGGAGATCGTAAACGGCAGCGAGATGTCACGCCATTTCCGTTCGCCGCCGTCCTCGGCCAGGTAAACATCCGAAGCATAAGCCGGGAAGTCATCGGGCTGCCAATCATTCTCGGGGCTGACAAACTGGCCACGCACGCCGTTGAAGTTCGACGACATCGTGACGCGCGTAGCGAGCGTCAGTCCGCCTTCGCGGACATGGTCCGAAGTGAGCGCCACATCAGGCGCACGCCATGCGCCTGCGTGGATGCGCCAAGACCCGCCCGAGAAGGCGCAGCGGCCTGCGAAGCTGGAGAGCATTCCCTCGATGATCGTCTTCGGGACTTCTGGGAGGGTGATCATCCCATTGCAGGCGTAACGCGGCTCGGATCCACCGCCTGCAAGCGGAACAGCCTCGTCGCAGATGTTCGCGGCCTCAACGAGGGACATCTCGTCAATCCCGTCGGGCTCGCCGATCCGCGCGCCAATGCCCCAGGTCGGGTTGGCCATATAGTCAGCCAGGCACAGGGCGGGATTTTCCGAATAGCCTGCGGATTGGGTCCGTGGATCCCAGATGTCGTCCTTGCCCTCGAGATCGACCGTGATGTTCGGGATCCCACCCGGGAAGGCGTCCTGGTCGTAGGTGAGGCGCAGCCGGATCGCAGCACAGCCCCGCAGCCGATGGTTCTCGGTCCATTTGTCCGGCAGCGCTGCCTTGAGGCCCGCGAAAGCGGTCTGGTTGGCGGCGCCGAGTTTCTTCTCGACGACGACCTTTCCGGCCCAGCGGCCCTGCGCGATCCCGGCGGCATTCACCGCCACTTCGCCTTCGAAATAGATGGCCCCGATGGCTTTGACCCGATGTGTGGCCAGCACGATCACCAGATCGAGGTATTTGTTGTCCGACCCTGAGGAATGCAGGAAGACGATGACCCCGCCCTTCCGGGTCCGGCCATAGACGAGGTCGCGCGGCACCACGGGCTCGCGGATCGTGACCGTCCGCGGCTGCATCGTGGTTTGCGGTTTTGGCATCAGGGCCTGCGCCGCATAGGACAGAAGCAGCGTGCCGCCTATCCGCAAGAGCCCCGCACCAATGCCGCCTGCAGCCAATACGCCGCTGATCGCCCCCGCGATCGCGGTGACGGCTGTCACGATGAAAGGCATGGGGTCAGTCCAGGTTCAGGTTGGCCAGGCAAGCCGGCAAGAGGTGAGCGGCACGGTCACGAGGCCCTCCGGCGCCATCC